CTCTGGTTTCGAGTTTGATCTTCGAGGTTTATGCCCGTCTTCCGACGGAGGGCATGCTTTATATGCACGCCACATATCCTCTGCAGTAGCATATTGCCTTCTGGCTCTTTACAGGCCACTCGGTCAATATCTGACTTCTTCACCACGGTAAACATGGTAGACGAGTTGACAAGTTCCACCCCTTCAGGTCGTACCTGGGCACTAGCCCAGAACGCCTCGAGATGGTTACTTGCTGACTCGCTTACATGTTGTTTACCCTGGAGCTTAACGAGAGCGGCGGTATCACTCCGCCGCACCCGGGTACTCGCGCCATTGCTGAACTCTCCTTTAACAGAGAGATCTGGCAAGTCGCCGAGTACTCTCGCAATTAAGAGCCTAACGTTGGATACAAGTGCATCCCACGTGACCCAACCTAAACTAGGATCCGATGCATCGAAATGCATCAGCCTAGCGTTGGTCGCGAGGTTTCGTTGCTCCGCCTTCAGCCATTTTGTGACTGCGGCCTGCGCACGTACCGAGGGACGAACCACCTTTGGATCGAGATACTTAGACAGCATCTCTTTCCTCTGGTATTCGAACTTGAACCGACCAGCACTGGCTTTCGAGCCCGTGGATAACCCTTCAATCAAGAGGGCCTGGTCTAGTTCGCGGACGAATTGTTCGCTATCGAAACGTTTGGGTAACTCGACTACGAAACGCTTATTTCGCGTCTTGTTGCTCATTTCAACATACTCCACTTAGAGAAGATGAACCGTCATGGGTGTTAGCCCAAGCACCTAATTGTCTTGTTCAAGGCCGTCAATCAACTGCTCAGCTCTTTCGAGCACAAGCAGAAGGTATCTTTCTGGCAATTTACCAGAGAGGACAGCCAAGAATACAAGCAACATCAGTGCCAACAACGGAAGTTTCGTACTCTGAAGCATTTCAGCTCCTTAGTACAGATCGGCTTTGTCCGCGAGGACAGCGTCGATCATCGTCTGCGATGCCGCCAACGAATTGGCGATCATACCGACGAGATTCTTCCGCTCCTGGGTAGTGCTAGCCTTGTCGAACCGAAATCCGACGTCGACAGCGCTTTCCCGCACGGGAGTTTGACGGACTACCCCGTTGATGGTTTCTTCAACCATCGTAGGGTAGATGAGCCGTAGTTCGACCCTGTTCCTGCTAAGCGGCTGGTTAGCCGCCGCGGGAACCACGCGCAAAACCATAGTGGCCTTGGCGTACGAACCATCACTTGAAGGTTCGACGAACGTCCAGGCGCCATTGCTGTCCCGTTTGACCGGGGCCAGCGCGTGCGCAACAGGAGTTGTTTCACGGTCGTTAACCGTGATGGTGGAAACCTGAGGCATCTCAAGGTCCTTCTAGTTAGGAGGTTACATGCGACGTTGCGATGCAAGACTCCGTTTGGTTCACAATTGGCGGTTGCCAATCATGTCAAGAACGAGGTCATCAGGGCTAGGCCCGTCAGAACCTGTCCGGCGTTCTGAGACAAGTCCAAGTAAGGACTTGGCAAAGGGACGCCTATCAAGGGATCGCGTCTGAAAGCGCGACTCTTGATTTGGACAACAGTGGGCGAATCGACATGGACCCTACGGGTCCCTGCTACCTCTTGTGGGTAACGAACTTTGATTATTGCGTCAAAGCTCATATACTTCGAGGAGTAGCCGTGCAATACATGCATGCCAAGAGGCTGCTGTAGAGCCCGAATTAACGGGCCCAAATGCACGAACCAGTCGATGACAAAGGAAAGAGGAACAAGTTCCCAAGCAATGCCCCATGGGTTGGTTAGACCCAGGCGCCATGCTTTGAACCACGCTGCGTCATGGATGACCAGCGTGACACTCTCCTTTATGCCCCGTTGCCACGTACTTCCTTCGTACGAGGCGAACGGGTTGCCTTCCGGCGGACCAAACTTTTCGTCTGGCTGATCGACAGTCACACGAGTGCGACTATCGCTCAAGCCCGTCTCAAGTTTCTCTAGTAGTGTCCAGACGTCAAGAACGACTGGGATCAC